TCGGCTATTACGCCTATTACTACGACGCCGCCGACCTGCACACCTATGACTACCTGCCTTTCATCGAGTACGTTGGTGCCGAGCCCGTCTCCCCAGCCTTCTATGCCGGCGATATTCTGGACACTACTGTTGCCGGGGGGATGTTCGGTGCCGGTGCAATTGAATGGACTTACACCCTCACCAGCTCAGTCGACGGCTCCCCCATAGCCGACGCTGATGTCTGGGTGAGCTCCGACTCGGCGGGCAGCAACGTGATAGCCAGTGCGAAGACGGACGCATTCGGCAAAGTCACCTTCTATCTCGATGCCGGCACCGTCTACATATGGAGGCAGAAGAGCGGTTGGGACTTCACTAATCCAGACACGGAGGTAGTTGCATAATGGCAGGATCAGGAACGGGCACACCGGCGACCGGATTTACCTATGATCCCACGACCGATAGGGGCAGAGTTCGGCTGATCATCTCGGATACGGATGGCAGCAGCCCGATCTTCACCGATGCCGAGATCGACGCGTATCTCGGGCTACATGGCAGCGTCATCTTCTTGGCTGCAGCACAAGCTCTGGACACCATCGCCACCAACGAGGCGTTAGTGTTGAAGGTGATCAAGTTGATGGACCTCACCACTAACGGAGCGGCAGTGGCCAAGGCTCTGCGAGCTCATGCTGCCGTGCTCCGGAGGCAGGTCGATGAGGAAGTAGACTTCGACTGGGCGGAGATGGCCGTGGATCCATTCACCAGGGCGGAGATCATAGCGAAGGAGGCTCTCCGGAGTGCGTAAAGGCATTGTGCATCCTGATATGTTGACTCATTTGAGCCGCTTCTACCCGGCCACCTGCACGGTGCGCCACTACACGGCTGAGAGCCCTGACACTTATGGCCAGCCACAGCCAACCTGGGGGGACTTCTCCGGGCATGTGAATCTCTCGTGCTCGGTGGCGCCGAGCGGCGGTCGAGAGATCAAGCGCGCCGACATGGAGATCGCCATCAGCACTCACACTATTGCCCTGGCAGGATCCTACCCGGACATCACCGCGAAGATGCAGGCGGTCGTCGGGGCAGAGACGTATGACATCCTGCTCGTGGAGGTGGACAGTCACAGCAAGATGACCAGGCTCACAACGCAGGTGGTGACCTGATGAAGTATGGAGTTCGAGGAACAGAAGAGCTCAAGAGGAACCTGGAGAAGCTCGGCGATCGAGTCGGCGATGCGCTCGAAGGTGCGACCAGGGCAGGGGCTCTGATCGTGCAGAACGACGCCAAAGACCGGGCGCCATATAAGACCGGCAACCTGATGCGCTCGATCCACATGGAGACTACCAAGAAGACGAATACCATCGTAGTGGTCGAGGTCGGCAGCGATCTCATCTATGCAGCTCCCCAGGAATTTGGCACTTCTACCGGCGTGCCGGCGCATCCGTACCTGCGGCCGGCGATCGACGAGAACGCCGACGAGGTGAAGAAAGAGATCAAGGAAGCGCTGGCGGACATTCTGGCCGGTGGATTGGTGAGAGTAGCATGACGATCGAAGAAGCTCTACGCTCGATCCTGGTTACTGCAGCAACGACGGCTGGGGAGCGCATCTATCCTCTCTCCCTCCCTGCGGATCCGACGCTGCCGGCGATCGTTTATACCCGGATATCGACACCTCGGCTGCGCTCCCTGACGGGATTCGCTGGCTTGGCTCGGCCGCGCCTCCAGTTCCTGGCTTGGGCGAGCTCCTATGCTGCGGCCAAGGTGCTCGCTGATGAAATAAGGACAGCTCTGGATGGCTATCAGGGGACAGTCAGCGGCCTCCAGATCCAGAGCTCTTTCGCAGAGAACGAGCTGGCTATGCTTGAGCCCCAGACAGGGCGCTACGGCATACCGGCTGATTTCATAGTGGCCCATGTTGAATAAGAAAGGAGGACGACACAATGGTCACACAAGCTGTTGATGCGTATAGCACCATACTAGCGCGCACGGGCAACGACGTAGCCGAGATCCACTCGATCGAAGGACCGGAGATGTCCCTGGGCACGATAGACGTTACGCATCTCACATCGCCCAATCGCTTTCGGGAGTTCATTGCGGGGTTGAGGGACGGCGGCGAAGTATCACTGGAGGGCTCTTTCATCGTCGGTGATACGCTGGGCCAGATTGGCCTTCGGGACGATCTGATCAACGGCACCGTCCAGGACTTCACGATCACCTTCCCGACAGTGACAGGCACAGTCTGGACCTTCAAAGGTCTAGTCACAAAGCTCAAGACCGGATCCGTGATCGACGACCGGCTGACGTTCAGCGCCAGCATCAAGGTGACCGCCAAGCCTGATCTCGGCGTCACGGCATCGGCGAACATGACCGCCTGGGCAGGGATCGAGGAGAACGGCGCAGCGGCCCTGGTGCCGGTGCCGAACCCCTACGCAGCGGGCACGTACCTGTATAACTGCGTGGTCAACACCGCCTCGACCTGGATTAAGATGACCTGCACGCAGGCGACCGCCGTTATCACGATCCACAACGGCTTCAATGACACAGATCAGATCGTGCTCACCGGAGTGGAGTCGAGCCAGCTGCCCTTGGGCTTGGCGGACACCATCACCGACTTCACGATCACGATCAAGGACGCCAACAAGGCTCCGATAACCTACGTCATCCGCATCGTGAGGCCGTAAGCAAGGGACTATAGCCTGTGGGGGTCTGCAGCTTTGGAGTGGGCTAGGTGTTAACCTGGTCGGCGGTAGCCCCCACGGGCAAGAAAGGGAGGACACGCTAATGGGAGGAACCAAGCTCGAAATTATGCTGGACAAACCCAGGCATCTCATACTCAACCTGAATGTAGTCAGGGAGTTCGAGCAGGCGACGGGCAAGAACTTCTCCGGGAGCCTGGCCAATCTGTCAGGATCGGACATGCTGGCGCTTCTCTGGGCTAGCTTGAGACAGGAAGAGGAGACTCTCAGCCTGCACGCTGTCGGAGACATGGCTCACGCGGGGAAGTGGAACGAAATAGATCAGAAGTTAGCTGTGCTCATATCCGAAGCGGCTCCAGAAGAGCCGAAGAAGAAAACGAGCAAAAGGAGTAAGAAGCAGACCTCCTCCCCTTAGTGCCCAGGCGTACACGACCGATTGGCTCACGCTCTGGGCTATCGGTCGGTACGACCTGGGATTAGGAGAAGAAGAGTTCTGGCAGCTGACGCCGCGCGAGTTCGCAGCCCTCCTGGAGCGCTTAGAGCGGGCGGAAGAAGCGATGGATCGCAGAGCGGGGATCATCGCGACTGTCGTAGCGCAGGCCCATTTCAAGGGCAAGTTCAAGCCTGAGGACTTCATGCCAAAGAAGCCGAGGAAGAGGCAGACGGTTCAGGAGCAACTAGCCGTAGTGGAAGGCATCATGGAGGGAATGAAAGATGGCATTCGGCAGCATCGGTAAGCTGTACGTCGAGATCGGCGCCGATATCAAGGAATTCCGAGCCGGTCTCGATCAGGTCAACAAAGAGACGAAGGGCTGGCAAGGCACTGTCATGAAGCACAGCAAAGCTATCGGCGGCGGCATGCTGGCTCTGGGCGGCTCCATCTCTGCCGTTGGCCTTGGCGCGCTGAAGCTGGGCGCCACCTTCGAGACCGAAATGCGTAAAGTCAATACAATGATGCTCCTGGGCGAAGAGGACTTTGCGAAGCTTTCAAGCCAAGTATTGCAGACGGCGAAGGATGTGGGCAAGGCGCCGGCCGAAATGGCTGCGGCCCTCTATCAAGTCATCAGCGCCGGGGTACCTGCAGGTGAAGCGCTGCAGTTCCTGGAGGTCTCGGCCAAAGCGGCCATCGGCGGCGTGACTGATACCACCACTGCAGTCGATGGCTTGACTACCGTGATTAACGCCTTCGGGCTGGATGTCAAAGACGCGAACAAGATCGCCGATGTGATGTTCACTACGGTTAAGGGCGGCAAGACTACCTTCAATGAGCTCTCCGCTTCGCTCTTCCAGGTGGCTCCCATCGCTGCCGCGTCGAACATCCAGTTCAATGAAGTCGCTGCGGCCCTTGCCACCATGACGAAGCAAGGCGTCCCCACCAAGATCGCTACCACTCAGCTCAGGCAAGCCATGGTATCGCTCAACAAGCCGGCAGCTGAGATGCAGGAAGTGATCAAGGATCTCGGATACGAGAGCGGAGAAGCCATGCTCGCTGAGCTCGGGTTCAAAAAGACCCTTGATCTACTTGCTGGCTCCGCGGGTGGCAGCAATGAGAAGCTGATGAAGATGTTCGGATCCGTCGAGGCTGGCCAGGCGGTGCTCGCACTGACGGGCGCCAACGCCGAGACGTTCACTGCCGATCTGGAGGCCGTCATGCACGCGTCCGATGGCGCCGGCGCGGCCACCGATGCGTACAACGAGATGAACAAGGGCGCAACTCGGCAGCTTGAACAAATGATGACCCAGATCAAGGGGGTCGCCATAACGCTGGGTACCGCGCTGATGCCGGCCGTCAAAGCCATAGTTGGCGCCGTGACTCCACTGTTGAGCGCATTCGCTAGGTGGATCACTGACAATCCAACGCTGACGAAGGGGCTACTGGTGGTCGGTGGAGCCCTCGCGGCGATGCTCATTCCCCTGGGGACGATCATGATGCTGTCGCCCAAAGCCGGCCTCGCCCTCTTGAAGCTTGGCGGCAGAGCCATGGCCGCTGCAGGCGGTCTGATTGTGAAGGCTGTGGCGTCCGTGTGGTCGTGGGCTAGCGCTGTGCCGTTTGTGGGGATCCCTCTGGGCCTTGCTGCCGTCGCTGGTATCGTGGGCTCGATCTTCGCCATCAAGAGCAAGATGGCCGGCTTCAAGTATGGCGGCAGAGTGCCAGGGCCGGTCGGAGCTCCGGTGCCGATCATAGCACATGGCGGCGAGAAATTCCTTGGCGAAGGTCCAACGCATCTGCCATCCATGGGGACTCCTGCCATTGGCGAGCTGCATATCCACACGATGGCCTTTGGCGGCTCGCGGGCGGACGCGTACAAGTTCTGGGATTGGCTCAAGGAAGCCGCCCGCGGCGAGCAGCGGGGTATGCTGGGGGAGGCGACGTGGTAGATCTGGCTGCTTACGAAGTCTGCGTGGATTGGAAAAACAATGGCGACTTCGTGGATGCCGAGGAAGATATCAGTGCGGATGTCCGGGAGCTGGTCTGGAGCCGTGGTCGAGACCAGGAGCTCAACAAGGTCGACACAGGCCGCTGCAGGGTAACGGTCGTTGATCTCGACGGCAAGTATATCCCCGAGAACACCGGCAGCGTCCTCTTCCCGGATGCGCTTCCTGGGCGGGCAGTGAGGGTGAGAGCCACCCACAATCTGATGACCTATGACCTATTCCGAGGGGTGCTGGACGACCTGCTGCCCGAGCCCCGCTTGACGGAGCGGAGGGCAGTGCTGCCTTGCCTCGACGGGCTGGATAAGCTGGCTCGGGACAAGATCACCATGGCTCTCCAGAAGATCAAGCTGTCGGGCGAGCTGTTCACCGAGGCGCTGGATAAGGTCGGCTGGGATGCGGGAAGGCGGGTGCTGGACACAGGCATCGACACTTACCCGCTGGTTTTCACAGAGAGGGGATATTGTCGGAACTTCCTGGATAACATCGCCCTGTCCGAGTTCGGCTTCTTCTACGTGGATGGACGGGGGTATCTCTGCTGGGAGGATCGGCATCATCGCCTGAAGGTTCCCCATACCGTCAGCCAGTGGACCTGCAGCGCCGACAAGTATATCGACCTGGAGCCGATGGATCCTATCAAGGGAGTCCGCAACGTCATCATCATCGAAGCCCAGCCCTATATCGCCAATGCTGCCGTCGTCGAGCTTTGGCGACTGCAGGAGAATAAGGACAACGTGGTACCCGACTCTCCCGTGCTGCGACCGGGCGAGTCCTATGACTACTGGGCGAAGTTCAGCGGGATCGCCGATAACGTCATCACCCCCGCTGCCACGACCGACTACTTAGGCAACGTCGCTATCGACGGGAGCGGTGTAGATAAGACGGCCCAGCTTGCCGTCGGAGCCACCAAGTACGCCCAATCCACCAAGATCACAGTGACTAACAACGACGCGGGGAACGTCTACCTCACCATGCTCAAGATCCGAGGCGAGCTGTATGACAAGCCGCAGAGGTTGGAGATCGTGGATCAGGACGGCCCAGGAGCGGGCACGTCTATCGCCAGGTTCGGAGAGCGCCACCTCCCGATCTCTCTGCCCTACTACCTGTCAGCCCAAGTCATGCGGGACACGGCTGCCTGGCAGCTGGCCACCAAGAAGGATCCGTGGGCGAGTTATCGGGTGCATCTGATCGGGGATACGAACGAGGTTCTGGAGCAGATTCTCCTCCGCAAGCTCTCCGATCGCATTACGCTCCAGAGCGCTGATTTCAATATCAACGCCGATTACTATATCGACAAGATGGAGCATCACGTGAGGGAAGACGGCTTGCATGAATGTCGATGGACGCTCACCAGGGCGGATGATCAGTTCTATTGGGTCATAGGTGTCAGCACGATAGGAGAGACGACGAGACTGGGTTTCTAAGGAGGTACGCCATGGTAATGAAAAGCATCGTGACAGGAGAGATCTACCACCAATGCGACGCGGCGGAGCTCCACCTGGCCATGCGGCAGAAAGCTGCAAAGGCTGGTGTCATCTGGTTCGGTGGCCAGATCCCCATCGACGACGAGCATCCGCCTTTGAAGTCGAGGGTGAATCATGGCCGTTGGGTCGTGGACTGCCCCGAATGCGCGGGGGCTGAGCTTATGGATGAGAGCGGCCTGTTCATGTGTCAGTGCTGCTGGAATGGC